CCGAGTACTCCTCGGAAATCCGCAAGTGGTTTTAAGGTATATCCTCAAAGCCATTTGCCCCATTCGGCGATTATTCTTAACACGATTGTCTTCGAAACAACGGTTGGCTTCGACCAACCATGGCCGCAACGGCCGGACCCCTTGAGGTCCAATCTTACCCAGTGTGCGCAAATGACACCGTCAGTTCATATGTCAAGCGCACAGTGGACAACACTCTGGCCGATCTTTATGGCCAACCCATAGTCGTCGACTTTAAGGTCGACTACCAATTTGTTAGCTGGTTTACCAAACGCACCGGCTACTACATAATGGAGCGAGGTGGAGCTGACCACCGATCTTACCTCGCCTCCCATTGCCCGGACCTTGATAGCAGCGACGAAACCATTCGCAACCCGCTGCCCATCAACACCCACAAGGTCCCCCACGCCCTTTCCCAGCTAGCCGAACAGACCGAGTTCGCGCACTGGCGAGAACGTAAGGACGTGATTGAGATAGGCCCCAGCCCAAAGAACCTGCCGGACTGCAGCTGGTCCAGCCTGTTTGACGGCCGCACCCAGGCCAGGTTCATTCAAGCCTCACACAGAGAGGCACCAGCACGTGACAACGCCCAGGCGTTACTCCGCGGCTTAGGTGCAGAACATTTGGAGGAACCATGCACCACCCTCTTCGCCAACATGGTTCACGATATTAATCACGAGCAGTTGTACGCTATTTTCGCTGCAACCGGCGCCACCAGTGGTAGATTCACCATGATGGTTCCGCCTAAGATCATACTCGGTGCTGATTTTACAAACGTCGACATGCAGATCTCGTTCAAATTCGACCATAAAGCCGACACCGCCACCATGTTCCTCAACGACCTATCTTATGGCTACACTCACAGCTATTCCAATTTGGTGGATTGGATCACAAAACCAGTCTACAACGGGCGTGATTTCTCCCTTATCTTCGAAGTCGTGCGCAGTTACGACATCATGCAGGTTTACCAGGTCACTAGGGTGACTCGACGCGATGTTGTATCCACCCGCCTTCTTCCCGGCGGTGTGGGCATGACTCGCGTCATTGATCTTGCTGCTGCCCTTCCGTTTGTGAAACGCTGGGGTGACCAACTCTACCAAGGAGACATGCCTCCTGAAGTTTTCCTCCAAAAGTTGCGCGGGCTTAAAGCCGTTTGGGTCCCAACCTCGATATGGAACAAAGCCGTCGCGTTCGGTGACGCCCGCGATGACAAGCATGTCAACCGCCAATCTTTCCACTCATACCTTAACGCCCTATGTTACGAGATCACCGTTTCAGGCCACGTGGTGCAAAGAGGTTACCAACTCGCCCCCTCCGCTCAGAATATCCTGACGATGGCTCTCCTCATTTCTTGCATGGTCCGCAGGTGGCACGCCACCAAGGCTCTTAGTTATTTAACGAGAGAGATTCAAACCGGTGGCAGTACCCTGTGGCAACGATTCAAAGGCACGTTGTCAAGCACTTTCGCGGCTGTGCAGTCTTCTGACAACATATACGGGTACGACAACATGCGCGCACTGACCGGCATTTCCCGCAGGCATTTCCTTCTCCTGCAATTGGTCGATAGCGTCGACGAGCCTACCCTCGACTTCACGGCTTTGATAAAAGAGCATGGCACCGCTTCCATCTTGAACGGACCAAACCGTGACGTCTGGCTGGACATTGACCCAGATGACGATGGCTACTGTTATCATCATTGCCACATAGCTGCCTTCGGTCTCAACTGCCCCCTCCCGCCATTTCCAACAGTTGACCAGATCCAGACGCACGAGGCTATCATAGGCGTTAAAAATAGCCCGATAGTCCTACAGAACGGCCACGCAACTTTCAGAGTGCACGCTGATGAAGTGTGCTCCCATCTCGTAGCCAAGAAGGTCATCGACATGCCGCAGGCACCCGCAAAGTTCCCAATCATTGAAAATTGGGCCGATAATCTGCGTAAACATCGCGCTAGTAATGACACCGGTCTCAACATTCTTAAAACGAGAGAGCTCCTCAAGTTTCTCAGAGAGCACACCGGCTCGATAGTGGCAGCGCACAACTTGTGCGCCTTGCCCCTAAACGATTTGCCGGCATGGAGCGGTCTCCGCGTTAACCATCACATCCAATCCTATGCAGCGGGCCTCGACAGTAGTAAGCTCTTAGTCATCCCAAAAGGGCAGAGTATCTCTTTCGACACGAACATTAGCTGCCCCAGCTGCATTCCAAAGGATGGCCTGCCAGTGATAGCTGACTTCGGCAATGACGCTCCGACAGCAGCTCAACATATAGTCAACATAACCAACCTTGTCCAAGCGAGCCCCAGAGGTGCATATAAGATACAAGATTTCTTCAAGATCTGTGCCTCTAGTGATTATCTAACAAACCTTGTGGCTCGCTACACTATAGTAGAGCTTCAGAACGCCAACCCCTGGGAGCGGTTTCTCGTTTGGGGTCCTGGCCTGCCAAGAGGCATGTGGCGACAAGGCCGCGGCTTCACGCCCTGGCACCCACACATCCGCGGGTTCGGCACACCACAGTACATAACCCAACAGATTCTGCGGTTGCACCACAACCCAACTGCTTGGCCACAGTCACGCGTTCTCGAAGTTCACGCGAGATTGAGTCGGTTAAGCTCGATTTGGCGTGCTCGCCTTAACGAGGACCGCGCGCGTCGCGTGTTAGGCAGATGGCGAAATGTCACGATAAACCAGACACTAACCATCATGCGCCAGACTGCTGCCGCTCAGGCTCGCTTAGCCGCCATCGAGCTCGCGGCTTACGAACAGCGTTTTGCAAGCTATATCCAAGGCATGCTCAGGTTTCGGAGGCACATGGCAGCTAACGTCATCAACAAATGGTACGTCAGGCGTTCGAGAGCTAGACGACTCCGATTGGCGCAACCCACCGCACCCTAGATAGACGCACCGAATGACACCCCGGAAACCCAGATGTCCGGACCTATGCTGAGAGAGCTTTACGAACCTGCAGAAGTACAAGTCGCCGAGTCGCGCCCCCTTCTCCCATCCACTACTCCAGATGACAACCCAAGCGTTGCATTCCAATCTGTGCAGGAAGAACCCGACTTTGGCGCCGCAGATGCCGACAACGGAAGACCCCCGGCCTTTGACGAAGGTGCCTGGAACGCGCAATTCCAGCCGGATGGGCCCACCTCGCTGCCCAAACATGACTGGTCCCGCGTTTTCCATGCACCAACTCAGCCGGTGGCGCCTGTCAGCGATGAAACCCTCAAAGAATGGGTTCAGCAGCCCTCGGATGATATCTCGATCACGGAACTCCAAGCTGTCCGGCTTTGGGCCTACACATACAACGCCGCCAGCCACCCACTCTACAGACATGCGCACACTGTGGGTTATAAAATCTTCGTCCAGCTGCGCCACCCGTTGACAAACCCCGCGTACCATGGTCATCTTTATTACGCGCAGGAGCTTAGGGGCATACCGTACGTAGTTGAGGATACACCGCCTGAGCCCACTGACCTCGACTTTGGCGCCTTTAATCCTTCAGAAGAGATGCATATACTGCTCACTACATTGAAGGCAGGGGCTACCGGAGTCTACCAGAAAGTTAACCAGGCGGCTATCGCTCACATACAAGCCGAGCAGGCTGCCCTTAAAACTTCTCCACCGCCACGAACTGACCTTCTTGCCCGACACATCAGGTGAAAAGTTACCGCCATCAACGGTATTCCCGGGTGTGGAAAAACCCATCTAATGAAGCGCATTTTCACCAAAGGAGGGTGGGACCTTGTGATTTGCCCCACCTCCGCGCTCAAAGAAGAGTATGCAGTGGAATGTATACCGGCAAAAACAACCACTGCCGCCCTCCCTTACGTCAAAGGTAAAGCCGTCATCATTGATGAGAGTTACAAGATGGGGATCATCGAGCTGTGCTACATTCTCACGCATTGCAGACAAGCGTTGCTCGTTGGTGACAGTGAGCAAACTGCATTCAATGTTGGAGATTACGTTGGAAACAAAGCCAGCCGCATGAACTCACTTGCTTCCTCTTGCTTGTCGCCCATTCCGCGTATTACCATCAGCCGAGCCGTTCCTCTTGACGTCATGACCTGGATTCACCAGCGCTGGCCCCTCAAAGCTGGCTACAAAACAACTAACTTTAGATGTGACACTGTGAAATTTGTCCAGCAATCTGGGCGCACAGCCAAACAATTGAGGCAGATGTTTGCCAAGGAGTCTTTGCACACAGAGGACAGCCGCATTATCTGCTTTTCTAAGAAGGCTGAACAAATCACAGGGTTTCCCACTGTGAATTCCCAGCAGGGCTACCGAGCTGGCTTAGTAGGCGTCTACATCGGACCTAGCTGCGCCACCACCATCCACATGCTACCACAACAACTCTACGTTGCAGCCACCCGTCACACCAGGAAGTTGTGCATCTTCATGGCGGCGCCAGCAGCTCGAGCCGCCATTGATATTCGCCCTTTGCACGTATGCCCTTGCCGGCGCGGCGAGGCCTGCAAACGTAAGGCAATCTGCTCCGACAGGTGTGGCTGCACTGGCTACTCGACATCCGGCCGACGCCTAGATCTTTCCTGGCGCATTGGAGCTCGCAACAATCGTGGGTTGTACGGAGACGTAGCGGTTAGAGACGTGGACTTCGATACCGGAACCTTCTCCTCCAGACCTGACCCGCGGAGCGGAGAATCAGGCAAGATATACAGCATACCAGAGGAAGCACAGGTCAACATGCAAGTCCACGGTTCGATCCATTTAGCCGGAGAAGGCTTCATACCCGCCATGCCAACCACGGAATCCCTCGACGAAGATATTACCCCTGTCGACATCCTCATCCCCCCTCTCAAATCGGTTAGCGTTACGGCAGTTGATGAGGTGCTCCAGAAGGTGGCCCCCACGAGCTCGGACCTTTACGAGTTTAGAAGGGACACCGGCTACACCAACCTTGGCAATCTCGGCTCCAAGAGTTTGCGCATAAAGATGCGCCATCGCCCAATCCTTGACCCTTTCTCGAGTGGTGAGAAACGCGTAATAAGCGTAGCTCGGTGTCGATCGCGCGCTCAAACTAACAGCCTTGACCACTCGCTTCAGGCCGCAATTGGGCGCTACGCTACTGCCAGTAGCAGATTGCCTTCTGACCAGCTCGAGCCGGAAGTCCAACAACTTACATCTGGACTCAATCAATTCATCAAAATACGCCAGCTGGCGCGGATCACCCCAGAAATGCTCGCCGTGGCTGAGGCTGAAGCATGCCAGAACATCGTCGCGAAAAAGAACCCGACTAGACAGGAGGAGGGT